CAAGGAAGGTAAATCCTTTGTACGGCATTTTAAGCCTCATACAGAAGTATCTGCTTCTCCAAGCAGGGTAGGGTCTAGAGACTCTAGAGATGGCTCCTCAGTGAGGCTCTCCTCCTCTAAGTTTTCCTCTTCTTCCTCATAAACACTAAAGTCACACTTAGATAGAAGGTTATATACTTTATCTTCACCTAAAACATTTAGACATCCTATAATTGCAGACTCTAATGTTTCTTCATCCATATTTGTATTGATGTCAGAGTTAGCACCCCTTACTCTAGAGAGTAATTCAAGTGCTTTAATTGCACTATTAACATGTCCGTTTGCTTTTGCAAATGCATATTGATTTTCAATCTCATCTATAACATCTACATTTGTTTCAAGTTCTTGTTCAAGATCTTTTATTCTTTCAGCTACTTCATCTGATTGTAATAATCTATATCCCTGATTATAGGCAGATGCTGCTGCATAACCTGCTGCCTTTGCAGCTTCAGTAGCATTACGATGAAGAACATAAGCTTGAGCAAACTTCTCTTGTTTATCATTTAACATAGTAGGATACCATTCCATCAACAAGTAAAGCAAATGATACTGCATTAATAATAAGTAATGCTCTATCATTCCAGAACATTGCAACTATAAACCAACCAAGCATACCAATAGCATGGAAGACAAGATTGTATGGGTAGATATTATTACTTGTCAGTATTACAGCAACAACAAGTATAATAGAAGCTACCCATTTTATATACCAATCTATAGTATGAGTTGGAGTTTGTTTAGTTAATTTATTTTCAGTCATGAAGTTATACACTTTCCACAAAGAATATCAATAATAATTATACTTAGTACAAAGATAGTCCACAAACCTAAAATAGGAATGAATATATTATTTATTATGTTTCCCTCCTAAATATCTAGGTTCTTTTTTCTTTCCTTCAAGTTTTTTCTGTAACCAATTTAGGAATCTTTCAATCATCTTTTCATATTATTTCTTTGAACACCTTTCCATTTCTCAGCCGTTCTCATAGAACCAAGACCTAGTAAGGCAAGAGTTAAAGACATAAGACCTTCTGTTTGTATGACAGGTAATACTACATCTGCTCCACTAACAGCTATACCCCATACAGCTACAGGTTGAAAGACAAACTGCCAACCCAAACCAAAGGCACATATCCACATGATAGCTGGCCTAGCTCCGGCAATGAACACAGAAGAATGTTTGGCTTGTTCTACATTTGCTTGTGCTTGAGCTAGATCCAACGATATAATCTGTGATCTTAACTCATGATCTAATTTCTTTTTAAGGTCTTTATCCTCGACAAACTTATCAAGGACTTTCCCTGCTATTCCTATTACTGAGTCTGCTATACCTAACATCTAACCCTCCATTTGTTGTAGTTGAATTACTCTTATTGTATTATCTTCATAGGATATTTTAAATCCCTTCAATCCCATCTGTCCATCCTCTGTAAACATATCAAAAAAGATATATACATTAAGATGTTTAAAGTGATTAAACCTAGCAGCTATAAGCTCCAGCCAATCAAGGTGATTGAATACAGATACGTGTGCATTACTACCATCAGATAATGTCTTGAGTGCTTTGAAGCAAGCTATATTTAGAAAGACCATCTTATCTGCATAGTTTAATATCTCATCCAATACCCATACAAGATCTGTCTCTGGTACGTGTTCAAGAACATCCGTAGATACAACAGCATCATACTTACCTTTCGGTAATTCACTGTGTTCTGGGTAGCCCGGATCAAAAAGTCTAAAGCTTTCTAATTCCCATATCTCATTGACAGGTTTATCTATTTGATCTGATACAGTATCATACTTATCTGTATAGAGATGGCCTTTACCACAGCCATAGTCTAGTAAAGTTTTACATTTATTTTTACTTATAAAGCTATGAATAATATCAGTAAACTTTACAAGGCTTCTTCCATTAAACATACGATTAGCAGAACTATGCATAGTTTTATATTCTTCAACTAGATTTTTATATCTATCTGAAGGATTGCTTCTGCTTAGACTAGGATCTACCTGTATCTCTTTCCTTTCTACAGGAGGTTGAGCATTAGGATGGGGTTGTTTTATTACCTGTATATCACTCATTCGTAGTACCCCTCAAAAGGTGGTCTTAGTTTCTGTAGCTTCTCTTCCTTGAGATCCCACAGGTCCGATACCATTGTGTTCTTACCATGAAAGGATAGTACTCCTTCAAGTCCTTCATCAGCAAATACTTTCTCACAGTCTTGAGCCATAGCTAGTAGCTCACCAGTAGTCCAGTATGTAGTATTCTTAACATTAACTTCTATATACTTAGGCTTAGGAGTTTCTCCTCCTTCTATATCACCTACAGTTTCAGTCTTCTCTTCCTTGTTAGGTTCTTCACGACAACAATCAAAACCAAATAGATGTATATCTCTAAAGCCTAGAGTATGTAGAAGACCTATACCTCTCATGGCAGCACAAGTACCACCAGTAATTAGAGTAGCACCTTGAGGTATGCCTAGATCATCTGACAGTGTTACCTGTTGGTTTTGTATCTGTGTTCCCTGCTCTCCTTCTTTTCTAAGAGAGTCAGTAAAAGCATGCCATCCCCATATGTTAGCCTTACTTTCTATAAGAAAGTTAGTAACAGATGGATCAGTCATGGAAGCTACAAAGAATTTAGTATCCAGATCTATATCTTTAAATAGATCTTTCCTTACAATGTTGTGAGTAGATACTCCTGTTATAGGTCTAGGGTCAAGTATAATACAAGCCCAAGGTGTAATACCATTCTCTATTAGGTGAGGATATGCATGTTTAACAGAGACAAGTTTGGCATCAGGATTATCTTTTACAAACTGTTTGAGTTCATCATAGTCTATGTAAGGACCAGCAGATATAACAGCAGATACACCCTTATGACCAGGATGTTTGGTTAACCACTTCTTAGGTTCAATCAAAGTCATATTAGATTTAATATTGTTCTTGATGTAATCCTTTGGTACACAGTCTCTTGGATGTACAATAATAGGAACTCTCTTGAGATCCTCTGGTATATCTTTTAACTCATGATCATGAATAAAGACAACAAGATGAGTATTCCCACCACCAGATACTTTATCACCTGAAGGTAAGAGATACTTTCGAGTGGTTGATTGTTCATCGAAAGAAGTCCAACCATCATCAGTTGTTTCTTGAGCATCGACTTTTCTTGTTTTAACTTTGTCAAAGACATCTTTAACTCCTTGATATTTTTCAGGGGGTATTCCCTTATCATCTTCTTCTTCAGTAAAGTAGTGGTCAGCTATAACAACAGGCACTTCTCTTAGTGCTTCATACTCTACTCCAACTGTTTCTGCACTATTACCACTACCTATCAGAGCAAGTGTAGCATCAGAAGATGTAAACTTTCTATCTTTTAATGTATCTCTAACATTTCCTTTGGTTAATTCAAAGGTAAATGTCTTATCCTCTTTCTCTTTCATATGCTGTTGAAACTCTTTTAATCTTTTCTCAACAGCTTCAAATGTATTATGAGGTTTAACATTAAACTCTTCATGGTCTGTCTGTGGAGTAGCATCCTCAAACAAATCAAATCCTATATAGTGAACCTCTTTATTTCTATCAAAGGCAGCTAAAGCCATCTCAATAGCCCTGCCACCATTCCATGTACCAGTTTCAAGAATACGAGTTGGCTCATAGAAACGTACAAGATCAGCTAACTGTCTGTATCTGTTAGGTAATATGTCTGGAGTTGTATCAGTATCCGACAGTTGTATAATACGATTACCTTCAGCATCTCGAATACCCATATTCTTTCTATCGGTAAGACTGACAACACCAACAGACTTCAACTGCTCTTCTTCTATCTCATGACAATGCATACCATGTGCAGAATAAATAGTTATTAATCTATTAAGTATAAAGGTATAGCTCCACTCTCTATAGTTGGTAAACTCTCCAGAAATAAAAGCACCTCTAAGATCACCAAGTAGGTCAGAAGATGTTTGCCTTATCATATTAAAGGCCATAAGATAATCATGGTCTTTTATGGTAAGTATATCTATAGGATCTTTAGCAGGGAACATAGAGTCTAGAGCTTGTACAGAGATTGGCTTTATGTTTATACAGGTAGGATCAATCCATACAACCCAGTTTATATTATTAAAAGCACATTCAGTTACAGCCATAACTTTAGGAAGATACTTAACAGCATCTATATTCTCACTGTAAGGTACAGTCTTACCTTCTGTTCCATCATGCTTACCATATTCTTTCAGAAACTTTTTGTAGTCTTCTACTTCCAGAAGATTATGGTAGTGTATGTTAGGTGCTTGAGGTAGAGAATAGTTTGCCAGATCTATATTATAATAGTAGCAATGAAAGTCTATCTCCTTTTCCCAATTATCTCTAAACTCATTGAGTAGTGTGATGGTACTCTGCTGTAGTAAAGTCTCATCAAAAACTGTTACGATATTATATTTCATCTATTGAATCTTTCTTTGATCTAAATAAAGCTATATTGCTGTAGTCCATATTCCATTCAGCAGCATACTCTCCATCCTTTGCTCTCTTACATTGCCACTCTTTAAACCAAGGGCCACCTGTTGTAAAGTGTACGTTCTTGGCTTTAATATCTTTTGGTGAATGATTATCTAACCAGTTCCACTCTTGATGTATCGTACCAATATCACCTTCTTTATCAGGCAACCATTCAAAGCCATGTAGCCAACCACCTGTTTGCGTATTAACAATATCTGGTGTTAGTTGTTTATTTAATTCATGACCACAGTTAAAGAGCATGAGACTAGACCAGTTCTTTCTACGGTAGTTCTCTTGCTTACGTCCATCCATCTTATAACCATCACCAGGTGCGTAGTCATGCTTGACGCAATACAATGGATAATAATCTGTGTTATATTCTTCAAACAGTTCATTGATATCTGTTCTGAGATACATATCACAGTCCATATATAATGCCCAACCCTCATACATATTCATAGCTGGAACTAGAAAGCGAGTAAAACTAAACTCACTAGAAAAAGGTTTAGCATCAACAGTGTCAATCATTTGACCATTGACTGTGCTGTATGTTCTTGTGTACATGCCCATGCGTCTAAGTACATCACGCTTGATAGGGACAATACGTACATTATCTACAGCTATTCTTTCAATCGTAAACTTTAAAACCTCATAGGCTACGTCTTCCTTTGGGTCATAGCCTATGTAAACTGTGTTGGGGGATTTCTTCATCTATCTCTCTCTGATATCATTTCTCTTTGTATTTCGTTCACCCTTTGTTCTAAGGTATTAATTGTTGTATGAATATGCCCTGTATTATGAGGCTGTATTCTTTCCCTTAATATTTTTATTTCATATAAAAGAAAGTTCATGTAATTCATTTTACTTTCAAATGTATTTTGTTCTGTATCTAAATAAAGGTCAGTCATTTTGTAATTATACTCTATATTTAATTTTTTGTCAAGCACTTTCTGCCCATACTTCTGACCAACTACCTGTTAATGCACCCTTGGCATAGTCAGTGGAATGGTTTTCAAAGAAGTTAGTATGTGTAGGTGCATTAATCATAGTTTCTACCCAAGGTAAGGGATTACGTTTAACTTTGAATATACCTTTCATACCCATAGAAATAAGCCTACGGTCTGCAATATATCTTATGTATTCTTTTACTTCAGTATCACGTAGTCCTTCAACCTTACCCATTCGGAATGACAGATCAACAAACTTATCTTCTAGGTCAACCATAGTTTCTGCTATGCTATAGATAGCTGACTTGGTTTCATCATTCCATTCTTTCATATTTTCTTCAATGTAGGTTCTGAATAACTTAATCATACCTTCTGCATGTTGTGTTTCATCTACGATAGACCATGTAACAATCTGCCCCATGCCTTTCATCTTACCATGTCGAGGAAAGTTAAGAAGCATTATAAAACTGGAGAAGAGAGCAAGCCCTTCTGTAAATGCACTGATAGCAGCAATCTTTATTGGCAAGGATATTTTCTTGTTGTCCACATTAGACATGAAGTATTCATGCTTCTCACGCATGGCATCGTATTCCAAGAACTCATTGTATGTAGTATCAGGCATACCCAAAGATTCTATCAGGTGCGAGTAAGCTGCAATGTGTAGTGCTTCTCTAGCAGCAAACCCTGATAGCATCATACGTACTTCAGGTTGTGGAAAGTTAGGCAGGTAGTTGTCTATATACCCACCAGCTACATCAATGTCAGACTGCGTAAAGAATCTAAAAATGTTGGTAAGAAAATACTTCTCCTCTGTAGATAGGTTGTTCTTCCAATCCTTGATGTCTTCAATCATAGGTACTTCAGTATGCAACCAATGTGATTGCTCATGCTTTAACCATAGGTCATAGGCCCAAGGATAATGAAAGGGCTTAAAGTAATTACGTTTATCCTGTAGCTTTAACTTATCCATCATAGGGTCTTTCTCCTCTGTTATCAATCCACTTTCGAGGGATGTCTTCTTCGTGGTCAAAATCATGTTTGCTGTTGGACACAGCGCAAAAGAAGCTGGTACAAATTCCATAGCCTTTACTCCTTAGATGACAATACCATTTATAAATCATACTTATTCTCATGAAGTTACTTTATGATTGCCATGATTAGGATGAAAGTTGTAGTTAATATTTGCTGTTTTTCTAACTGCTGCTGCTTCTTCAACAGTGTCATAGTATCCTAGCCATTTTTTTACCCCATTTATTCTTAATTCTGCTGCATATTTATTTTGTTCTTTTTTAAAATACACTCCTGTATAACCAGATGTATTGGTACTACGTAAGGGTTGATTTTTTCCATTCTCAGCGTTAGTTACATCCCTAAGATTTTTTATTCTATTATCTGTAGGGTCTTGATTTATATGGTCTATTTGATTTTTAGGCCACTCACCATAATATATTAACCATGCTATACGATGTGTTTTATAGCTTTTGTTAAAGATACGACCATCTAATCTAGCTATCTGTCCAGACTTTCTACGAGAAATGGCTGCAAGTGCTTCTTTACCAGCCCATTTAGTATTCCAAGGCTTCATATACCTTTTAGGATTTTTAAAATATTTTGCTGGTCTTTCTTTCCAGAAAAGTTTACCAGTATCAGGATTGTAAGTTAATAATTCTCTAGCTATCTCAGCAGTAAGTTCCATAATTAATATCCTTTCAATTAACCTTCACACGCTAAACACTCTTCACCAGAAGCAAGAGATTCAATATCAATCTCTTTGATAATCTCACGTTCAATCTTACGTGATACCTTATCAGCCTTGCCAATCTTTTCAGAGCGACAATAATACATAGTCTTTACTCCTTTCTTCCATGCTAGGAAATGTACAGCATGTAGATAAGTTATGTTTGCATCTGGCCTGAAGAATACATTGAGTGATTGTGATTGGTCAATATATTCTTGCCTGTCAGCAGCATGTTCAATCACCCACCTCTGGTCAATCTCCATAGCTGTTTTATATAAATACTTTTCTTCATCTGTTAGACATCTTAGGTGTTGTACTGAACCATCATTTGCTATAATAGAAGACCATATACGGTCATAGTTAAGGTTCTCATTGTCTTGGCATTTCTTTTCTATAAGTTTATCCAAGAACTTATTCTTGTTTAGAAAGGCACCACTTAGAGTATCTTGTCTGTAGGCGTTGGCTCTCCAAGGCTCAATAGATGGAGAAGTATTACCCATGATAATAGAAGAAGAAGCATTGGGTGCAATAGCCATAACATGACTACACCTAAGTCCAGTACCATGAGCATCAGGTGCTTCACCTCTTTCAGAACCAAGCTCACGATTAGCTAAATCAAGACCTGCTTTAATATGTTTAAACATTCTTATGTTACTGGACTTGGCTACTGCAGTTTCAAAAGGTATCTTCTTCTTTTGAAGGTAAGCGTGAAACCCTAATGCACCAACACCAACGCTACGCTCACGCATGGCAGAATATCTTGCACGTTCAATACTATCAGGTGCTTCATTAATAAACATTGTTAATACATTGTCTAGCATCTCCAATACATCTTTGAGAAAACCTTTTTCTTTTGACCACTCATCAAAGTACTCAAGATTAAGAGATGAGAGACAGCACACAGCAGTACGCTCTTTATTTGTTGGTAGTATAATCTCTGAACATAGATTAGATTGATTAATCTGCAAGCCCTGTTGCTTGAGCCATACAGGTAACTTCTCATTGGATGTATCAATGAAGTGTAGGTAAGGCTCTCCTGTTTGCATACGCATCTCCAAGATACGCTGCCACATATCTCTGGCTGATATAGTCTCCTTAACTTCTTTTGTATGTGGGTCTTTGAGATGCCATGTATCATCTATGTTGGGGTCAGTCATACACTCTTCAATAAGTTTCATAAACTTATGACTGACATTAATACCATGATGTAGGTTAAGGCATCTAAAGTTTTGGTCGCCTGTAGGTTTACGCATCTCCAAGAACAAAAGAATATCAGGATGGTCAATATCAAGATAAGCAGCATAGCTACCTCTACGGGTTTTACCTTGCCTATATGCCAAGCTGGAAGCATCATACATCTTGAGGTGTGGCATCATACCTGTAGACTTCTCATCTGCAGAACGAATACCAAACCCAATACCAACTCCACCACCATACATGGATAGCCAGTTAGTTTCTGATAAATTATTAACCAGCCCTTCGGCTGTATCTTCAATGTAGTTTAGATAACATGAAATAGGTAGGCCACGTTTTGACCTTCCGTAAGAAAGTATTGGAGTAGAATAAGATAACCAATGTCGTGAGGCATATTCATATAACCTTTGTGCGTGTTCATTATTAGAAGAAAAAGTTTTAGATACAAAAGCGAACCTCTCTTGTGGAGAGAGTTCGTTATCCATCATATAGGATTCTTTAAGTCTTGCTATTCCAAGTTTATCAAAGAGATTATCTCTCTCAGGATTAATTGTAATACCAAGATGGGTTATTTGAGACATGTATTATTTTCCTTTGTTATATACCATTTCTAATATCATCTCTGCATAGTGAATTACTTTTCGTATATCCTTCTCACCATCTCCCTTTGTTCTATGGCGTGTTATATACTTGATTACATTACCTTCCAGAAAGTCAAGTTGGTTAGCATAAATGTATTCAACAGGTTGTATTCCACAATCTCTATAATGGCTACCACCAATCTGTTTGTCAAGAGCTTCTTTCTTAACTCTCTCAACTTGTTCCCTATCTTCTTTTAATCTTTTAAGTATATAGTCATCCCTAGATTCCATACTAAGTCTCCTATTTTTTCTTGAGAATGCTGTTTAACTTGCTTCTAATTTCTTCTGGATTTTTAGAGTTGATAACATAAGATACAAACTCTCTAACTCTTTTAGGTTTTAATCCAGCATAGTCACATATAAATTGAAAGTTCTGACTTGTAACACCAATAGACGCAAAGAACCATGACGTAGCTTCATCTCTCAACATTGTTATACTGGTAGATTCTGTATTAGTCTTTGGTTTTGTAGCATCTAGGATGGCTTGAAATACAACTGATATAAATAAAACTCTGTCAGAATATTTTTTAGTATCCTTATGTATCTCTAATATATTATCTAAATCTTTTTGGTTCATTATTAAATTCTTGAACAGGTCTATAGAACTTACCACCGACATAGTTATTATAGAAAGCTGGTTCATCTGTACCTTCCAAGGTAGAGGATAAAACATTATACTTCATCTGATAGTAAAGTTCGTAGTACTTTATGCTCCTTTTATTTTTAAACTCTGCTATTATTTCAAACTTAAAATTTCTTTTACCTAACTTCTTGATATCATCCAATAGCAATTTTGAAGAACCCATATATATTTTCCAGTTTGATTCTTTCTTCCTTGCTTTGAAACTTCCTTTCTTTCTTTTGACTTGATGCCAATATTGTTTACAACCTACATATGCTTTACCTGTTTTCTTATTGGTTATAAGATATACGAACCCAAAGTTATCATTAGGGTCTGGCTTCTTACGATACTTCCAGTGCATCTAATGAGTTAGTTCCTCAACTTCAGGCATCTTAGCAATCTGCACCAGATACCTTTTGCCATTTGCATATTTGAATGTACGAATTCCTTGCCCTTGATTAGCATCAGACCAACACAACTCCTTGTGTCTACAATAAACACAGCCAACAGGAAGCTTATAATTACCAGACTTCCCATCAGGTACAGCATCATAACACCTATCAGGTATAGTATCTCCTGCCACAATCTTTTTAATTTTCTTAACCCTGTCACCAGCATTTATCATCTCCATTGAATGAACAGGTGTTAAGCAAATCTTACCTGTAGATTTATCTATAGCAAGGAAAGCTGCTTTATCTATACTATTGGCTTGAGCATAAGCAGATATCTGTGCTATATAACCAAAGGGATCATCTTCTGCTAAGTTGTGAGAAGCAAACTTGTCAAAGCTTCTTCCAGAAGCAGACTTACAATCAACCAAAACCCCATCAATAATTGCATCCTGATGTCCTAATACTCCCTCTACTGATACTTCTTTCTGCTGTGCCTCTACTGTATGACCAGCAACTTCGGCACATAATAATAATAACTCTTCTAATATATAACCATAAAGAAACTTAATCCTTGTGCTTGGTGGTAAACTTTCTTCAGTTGTTTTTGTATTAACGTCATACCACAACTGCCTGTTTGGTTTACCAATAGCAGATAATCTAAGACTACCTTCTCTTGGTTTACTATACATAAATTCTTTGATATGAACTTTAAGCATATCTCCAAACTTATCTATGAGTTCATCTACTTCTTTCTCATCCCTCTCTATAGGAGTAAGATTAAAAAGATTATAGATATCCTCTACTAATGTTTCAATATTTTTCATAATAAAAATAGGGTGCCACACTAACCCTAATGCGGCACCCCATCCTCACTTAGTTACCAAACGGGATATCATCTGACATTTCAGTAGAAGAATTATTAACGTACCCACCTTCTACAACATCAAAATCTTTATCACCATACTCAATCAACTCTACTACTTGAACTGCCGCGAGGTCAGCCGACTTACCTGACTTACCTGCGTAGCTCCACTCATAAGGAAGGGCTTTAACAGTCACTACGCTGCCATTTCCAATGAGCTTGTCATCCCAAGAATTGTTTCGGGAATCGACTACAACTGGTGCTTTACGAGGACCATTCTTGCCCTGCACCTTACGCTTCAAGGTAACGAACTCACCTCGTTCATCATCCTTGTTTCGCACATTTAAACCAGCTTCTTCAACCAAAGTTTTGGTATCAGAATCAAGGCAAAGGTCAAGTTGCCAAGTAGGTTCAAAGGTGCTGTTAGGCTCCACTACTGAAGCCCAATAACATTTACCAGTAAGATATAAAGGTGTAATAGCCATTGCTATTTTCTCCTATGTTTAATGCTACACTGTCGTAGCTGTTGATAAAAAGTTTTCATACTACTCTAACTACTCAAACGCAATCAGTATATACGAACTGATTCGTAATGTCAAGTACTAATGTGTCTCTGCCCATGTTTTACCAACTTTGTAATCACAGTCAAGCTCACATTTAACTCCAAGTGTTTTCTGTGTCTGTGTCATTGCCTCCTTTGTTAATTTACAAAACCTATTTACATCTGGTATAGCTACTTCAAATTGATATTCATCATGAATGGAAGCAACCAACCTTACATTTAGGCCAGCTTTTATGACTCGCTCCATGATATGAACAAGCCATTGCTTACATATTATAGCACCAGCACCTTGAAGTAAAGTGTTTAATGCCGCATGTTCTGACCTAATATGTAATAATCTACCATCCAATGCAGGTATGGTTCCACCCTTAGACCATCTCACTACATTCTCTCTTAATCTTTTTAATGCTGGTGTACGTTCTAAAAACTTTTTAATAAGCATCTGCCCTGCGGCTGGACCCTTACCAACTACATTACCAATCTTAGCTGGCCCTGCACCATAGAGAAAAGCATAGATAAAAGTCTTGGCTTGATCTCTGGTTCTTAGTCCAGCGGCTTGCTGATTAGCTGTGTGTACATCACCTGTCAATACAATGTTGGTATACTCAGGGTCATTCATGTAGTGCGCCAAGCATCTTAATTCAAGACCGCTGGCATCAACACCTACCAAGCGATACTTAGTCGTATCATCAACGCCCCATAATCCCCTAGATTCTCTGCCGTAGCTACTAGAGATAGAGGGAACTTGTGCCATATTAGGTACTGCATGTGCCATCCTTCCTGTGATTGTACGTAGGGTCATTACTCTACCACGTACACGGTTATCTTCTTGGCATTCTGATATCCAAGACTTTAATAAGCCAGTGCGTTTCTGCAATAGGAAATACCTGTTAAACATTTCTGCCTCTGGCATTTTAATTTTTGATAAGACTGCCTCGTTAATAATAACATTACCCTTATCAGTAAACTGCTTTGGTTTCCATCCACGTTTCTGCAGTCTGTCAGCTATCTGTTGGCGACTGCCAATGTTGAATGGTATCTTCTTTGTCTTTGTCTTTAACTCTACTATAGTTGGTTCAAATTCTTTTTCTGCTTTACGTTGTAGCTCAGATAATTCATCTTGTAATTGAGCCAGTAATATTGTACCATCTTTTAGATTAAAAGCAAACCCATTCTTTTCTTGCTTATCTATAATGGCACGTACATCACGTTCTAATTCATAAGACTTGGAACTAAAACCATTACCTTCTTCTTCAAGTTTCTGAGCCAATAATCTTGTTACTTCTGTATCACGTTTACAATACTCCAACATCTCTGGTGTATATTCTGAGAAGTCATGGAAGTCACCTTTCTTATATCCAAGTTTTTTGCCCCATGCTTCAAGCGAATGACCATCATCTCTAATAGGATTATATAATTGAGATTCAATTAGTGTATCACGCACCTGATTTAATTTTATATTAGAACCTGTTAAACGGTTTAGGACAGGAGCATCAAAGCTAATACCATTGTGCATAATAAAGGTATCAATTTGATTAGACCATACCCCAAAGTCTTTACACTCCTGTCCCACCCATGTCTTAACTTTATTTGTTTTATAACTCCTTGCTACAATGCAATGTATTTTAGTTGCATTAAGACTATCTGTTTCAATATCAATTACTGCTTCCGTCATGAGACTTTTTCCATATCATTGGAGGCTTATTAAAATACTCACTCTCTAATGCGTGACTTAATTTAATCCTGCTAATCACATCCTTCCTGCCAAATCGTTGATACTTCTTGTAGATAGCTTGTGTTGAATTGTTAACATATTTATCAGATACAGCATTTAAACAAAACTTTAGAAGCTTGGCCCTATTAATAAAAATATATTCATCTTCTTGCTCAAACACAATATAATCTGCATCACCATAGAGCCATCCCCTATTTCCCCTGACGTTTTCAAATTCTACCCACGTATACTCATCATCAAACTTTGCATTAGAGCGTGATGCTTTCTTACGACTCTTAACATCTACTGAAAACGACTGACCATTTTTTTCAAGATGAAAGTCTATATGCTTAAACATATCGTCGTTTCGCGTAGACTTAGTAACTAAATAATTTTTACTCTCAGCTTCTTTACGAAAGTTATTTTCTGTAATCCAACCATTCATTATTCATTCTCCACAAAGGGGTTGTTAATCTCAGTCATTCTACCAGTTTCCTTATTGTAATGCAAGTAACAAGCAACACCTGTATCACCAGTATATCTGTTCTTTAGGATACGTATGGTTGTAGTGTTGGCTTCTGTTTCATCATCTGCTTGCTGGTTTCTTTCCAAAGCTACAACACCATCAGATAGATGTGCAATAGAAGCAGAGCCGCGCAGATGAGAAAGGGATACCTCACGTCCATCCTCATGTCCTCTATCACCTGCTGGCCTACGTAGATGGCTAACAAGTAATAATGATATACCTGTTTCTTCCACAAGAGAACGTAGCTTGGTCATTAGAATATCAATAGACTTACGCTCATCACCCATATCCTCTTGACCTGATACAAGAATAGATAGATGGTCAAGTATTACCCACTTACATCCTAAAGCCTTTGCCATGTACCTGACACGAGATAATATTTCTTCATTGGATATTGACCCAAAGTGGTCAAAGGCAAAGAACCTACCGCTATCAATTGTCTTGGCTTGGAAGCCTCTCAATTCATCCATTGTAAATTGATCGCGGATCTCTTTAATGTAAAGCCTAGCGTTGGCCTCGACACTCATGATGTTGAAGGCTGTGTTACGTACACTCTCTTCCATTGCCAAGACACCAATGTTATCCTTGGTATTCATCATGAGATGGTGCATGAGTTCACGCATAATACTTGACTTACCCATACCAGCCCCACTGGTGAACGTAACAAGCTCACCTGTTCTCATACCATATGTCTTCTCATTCAGACCAGACCAAGGATAAAGACAAGTCTCACAATAGTTCTCTTCATATAATGAATCACCAAGATCATTAAGATTAATAATACCAGCAGGAGTAAATGGTTTAGCTGCCCACCAAGTTTTCATGAAGTCTTCTGACTTACCAATCTTGAGATATTCATTAGCATCCTTTAAATCCAAAGACATTATCTTACACTTATTGGGTTCAAAGATTGCAGCTACATCATTGGCAGCTTGCCTACCAGCTTTGTCATTATCAAAGCATAAGACAACATTATCAAACTGGTTAAGGTATTCAAAAGACTGCTTACAGTTTGATGCCGCTGATGCCGCACCATTCTTGAGAGATACACAAGGCCATTTGGAACCCATCATTTGATAGGCACTCATGGCATCGACTTCACCCTCACATACAGTAATGTACTTACCTTTCTGTGTGAATATATTTTCACCAAACAATCCAGCAGAAGTCATTGGTCCCTCAGACCAGAATCTTTTATTGGATGTATCGCGTACCTTACTACTAATATGATTACCATTCTTATCAAAGTATTGATAGATATGATGGGTAGTCATTGATCCCTGCTTTTTTGTTAGGGTATTATATTTCTTGGCTGTATCTTTAGTAATCTTACGATCAGGAATATCATTGTATTCCCCACTAACATTATTTTTAAATGAGTTATTATTATTAACAAGTGGTATGGTAGACATATTATTTAATCCTTTTGGGAAAGTATGATGGTCACAACTAAAGCAATGTGTCTGTCCATCAGGGTAGTGGTGATTGGCATCTGATGACCCACACTTAGGGCATGGACCTTTGTATCCGTTTTCTTCTGGTTGCATTACAGTTCCCTTTCTTAATAGAATATGCGACAGAAGGTTTTATTTTTAACATATAGCATAAGTTAGCTCTATCGTCAAGCTCTAACCTTGCTTCACGTTTAGTTCTAAAACTTTTAATGAGTATATCTTTATAATAAATATCATACATCTTCAAAAGTTTCTTTCCATAAGTTGTCTACAAATTCTTCCTTATCCTCCATCATTTCATTGAGTTCTATCTTTGCAAGATACCTTGCTTCTTTAATATCATAACCTTCTTCTTTGTATTGTTTAAGAAGAGTTCTAAATAGAGACTGCCTATCTTTTTGCCAGAAATTTTTAGTCATTATTTACAGCATCCTCTTCCAAGTCTTCTATAAATTTCATGACATCATCTCTATCCATAGGATCATATCCATTATCCAACATCATATACCATAAATCAGCAGGATATCCTAGAGATTTTCTTAAAGTCTCTTGTCTTTTCTTCCAGTATGAATAAAAATTAATTATTTCTGCTGTCATCTAATTCTACCCATGCACTACCACTCACAATGCCACTCTCTTGCCTTGCTTTTGATAGCTCTTCTCTAAGTTTTTTAATTGTTTCTTCTTGACGTTTTAACTGTACCTTGAGGGTACTTACATTTTTATGTAGCTGAGAAACTATAGCATTATATTGACTAATGGAGTCTGTCAATTCTAATCTCCCCTTCATCTGATCCTGCTGGCATATCAATTCCTAAATCATTTAAGAATTTAATTGCTTCCACTTCTGTTTCAAATTTCATAGGAAAGCCAGTGGGTGTTGTCAAGATATCAAAGCAATCAAAGTTATCTAAATCTTTGTGTGCTTCTTTAATAACATCTTGAACAATTACAAACATCAGACACCAACTAACCAATCATTTTTATTAGAGCTTGTATTACAAGATGGACATGTCATTGCTGCCCATGAGAAGTGATATACTACTTCTGGCTCACGACACACAGGACAGATAATAATTTTACCATTCTTACCAGCCCTTGTGTAGCGATTAACATTTTCCAATCCACTTTTAGAAGTATTGTTAACATCAATCTTCAATGCTTTAAATAGCCACTCAAAAAAATCTTTTTTCATTACACCAATCCTTATACAAACTTACGTTTCTCAACAAAGTCACCTAATTCTCTCTCAGTAAAAGCTATTTCTTTTTCAATCACAGTTTTTATAGAGACAAGACACTGTAACTTCTCAGAATAATCTAGTGATTTATATCCATCTTTCATAATTAAAGTAGGACTCCCACTAATCTTATTTACTTCCATTAAAATAGACATTAGTTTCTCCCTTGTCCTTGATACTTTTTCCAACTCCTTCGCTTGTGCTTATTGGTTGGACGCGATCTAACAGAGTTGCCAATAGAAGTTTTTTTCTTGACAACTTCTTTATGTTCATAAACTTTTATTTGTTTCTTAGCCATTATCTACACTACAAGTATGGACCATATCTAAAAACCCATTTATATCTGACAGACTAACTTCCGTTATAGAATTAATATTATAGCCTGAACATTGGAGTACTGTCAAGATATAATCTTTATCTACTTCTGATACATCTTCATAGCTTTTATAATTAGTACTCATCTTCTATACCTTCATCTACTTTTAGAATAATATCTTGGTCGCCTTCTTTACCAAGTGGATACGCATATATGATATCATATATTTTACCATTTGGCAACTCCACTTTAACATTTTTATCCAGTGCCTTATCATTCTCATCATAATAAGTAAAGAGTAAGTTACGAATTAGTTTTCTGTAGGTAATATGTTCAATCATTTTAATCTCCGCTATTTACCTGATAAATATAATACAATAAATGGTATTGTCAATAGTATTATTATTAAAACTTCTTTGTCTGTTAGTTCTGTTATATCAATCATTTATAATCCTTCTCTTTGAGATGTTTACTAATTTACTATTTATTTCACTACCTATAAACTCTCTTCCTAATCTGTTTGCTACTACTCCCGTAGTACCTGTGCCGCTGAATGGATCATACACTACATCACCTTCATCTGTAAAGTTTAAAATTATTTTCTCTACTAACTCCTCTGGAAACGTAGCTTTGTTACCATCGAAACTTTTACTAGACCTTTTAACTCTCCAGATATTATCCAGTGTACCTCTATCAAACCTACCTGTTCTATACTTTCTACTAATGGGATAATCGTTATCGAATACTAATATAAATTCTGTGACACTATTCATAACCTGCGTCATCATAGCTGGTGGTGCATATCCCTTATCCCATACGATAATCTCCTTGAGGTTATTGGCAAACTCACCAATCATTTTAAAGATAGACCTCTTTGACCCTGTAACTACTTGTACATTATAGAATACTAATTCACTTACTCTTAGTAGTTCCCTTAGTATTTCTGTATGTAGTTTATTGTATTCCTCTATTGGTAAGTTATCAGGGAAGTCTGAATACTTTGTAGAAAATTCTTCTTCTACTATTTGTCTTGAACAATACTTACCATTACGAATACGCAGGTTCATGTTGTATGGTGGTGATGTAATGGTGGCCTTGACTTGACCACCAAACATATTGTTCATTGTTTGTAAACAATCTTCGTTATATATAGCCCACATAATTTTTCCTTATCTCTATGCTGCTTCTACGACAATATGCCATGTTAAAAAATTTGTGTCTTCATCTTCTAACTTATCAAGTACTATCTCACTTATTATCAGGTGTTCATCAGGCTCAAAATCACTCAATATTATTGGTGTTTTCATATCAATACCCTTCTATCTTTTCCCACTCTTGGGCAACCATCTCTACTGCTTCAAGTTCAGTAGTTTCATTATCAGGTTTACCCTGCTTCAACAGGGTTGTCATTGCTGATTCAAATAATAGTTCTTTAATAGCATCGTTGTGTATATTACTCATCTTCTTTTCCTTTCTCAGTTTTAAGAACCCATAACCCTTTGATATCATTAAGAAAACTCATATCTTGATTGTTATCAACCATACATTGTAAAGCTTCTTGTAATGTCATATCCCATCTATCACTCATTAACCACTCTAATTGTTGCCAACCTTCAATCGCTACTGTTCTATCACTCATCTTCATCTCCTAATAATAGTCTAAGTTGTTTTGGTTTAGAATATATTTCTTCTAACTTTGGATGTAGTAAATCTTGAAATTCTATATCACAAAAGTTTCCACAGTCAGGAGCTATCTCTTTTAATTCTCTTCCAGCATCGGGGTCTAACTCATCTAAAAATTTATTTCTTATACAGGAATTACCTACTACTCTTTCAGCCTGAGACATTCTTTGAAACACATCAGGAAAATCTTTTCTTATCTTATTCCAGTATCCCATTCCACCTTTGACACAACCAATACAGTTATTATTTCCATAACCTAGCGTATACATCTTGGGTCTTTTTATACCTTTACTCTCCAAGAAATAAAGACATTCTGGTTTAGTCATCTTACGTTCAATCAGGGGAAACAAAGGCTTTGACATTGGGTACTGCTCTCCAAATCTAATGGCCCTGTTAATTTCTTTCTTAGAATATTCAAACCCAAATACTTGACCTTTATATTCAACTTCTCTTTCTATTTTTTGTCGTACTCTTTTCTTTAAAACTAAAGTACATCTCGCACCACCAGGTCCATTAACATATTTATCTTTTAAGATAACATCAAACTGATTGTTATAACCTTTGGCTTGCCATGTTTCAATACTAATTCCATACCACTCTTCACATTCCTTTTTAAATCTTACATTATCTTCATGTGCAGAGTCAATATGAAAATACATAGGGCGTACATTCTCTTTACCAAACTCATCTATTGCAAGTTTAGTTGCTACTGCACTGGTAACGCCAGCACTCCACCAACATATAATCATTCGACTATCCTATCTTCTATGGATAAAAATCCAGAGCCGTTACCTTCAGGGTCACGCTGAATCCATGCAATTTTTCGTTTGGTTCCCTTCAATAAAACTAAACCTTCCCATATATCATCGGGGTTACTATCATCTTGAGCAATACCTACAATTTTATAACCAACAATTTTACTGTACTCATCAAGGAAACTACCATCATGTATATTACTCATCTTCAACTCTCCTATTTCGTTTATACTTTTTAGCACTAGGTACTACACGTTGTCTATATTTATTATCTTGTAATGATTTAGCATAGCTATTTATTTTCTTTACTTTATATTTAGTGTTTTGTTTTTTCATGTTATTCCATGCTTGTTGTTGGACTACCCCA